CCTGTGATAATGCAATTAATCAGGGAAACTCTAGCTGGAGTTAATTGTATCATATTTAAACACTTCACACTGTTTGTTGAAGCACGTAGAATGAGTGGTGAAATGTGCACATCATTGGGAAATGGATGGTCAAATTTCATTGTTAATAGTTTTCTATTTGATGAAGCTGGTGAAATGTGTTATCAAAAAGTAGAAGGGGATGACAATTTAATGCGAATCACCAAATTTATACCTACTAAAGAAATGTATGCAGAATTAGGTTTTAATATAAAGATAGAAATATTTGATGATGTTTCTGAAGCGTCTTTTTGTGGTATGATATATGATAAAATAGATAGAGCAGTCATTCGAAATCCAATGCCTGTTATATGTGATTTCTTCTGGGTAGATCGCAGATATGTAAGTGCAAAGCGATCAGTGCATTTACAGTTGTTAAGATCAAAATCACTATCATTATTATATTCATATCCAGGATGCCCCATATTACATTCAATGGCTAAATGGTTGTGCAGAATGACGAGTGGAATTAAGCCGAATCATTACCATATGACCAGTTACATGCGTGATCTATTTGAATTAAATGATAAATTTTACAAAAGACATGGTGAAGTTTGGGATAAACCAGTCGGTATGGCCACTAGATTATTAATGCAAAAGAAATTTGGTATAGACATTCATGATCAAGTAAAATTGGAAGATTACTTTGATAATAAGAACGATTTAGATAATTTAGATAATGCTATAATTAATTATTACATGCCCAGAATATATTTTGATTTCTTCAACAATTATGCTGACTTTAATTTAAATGTATTAAACGATATAGAAATGCAAACAGATGTTAAGGAACATCAAATTGTTGATAATAATATGTTCAACTTTGAAATATTAGAGGAAAACACATTAGAATATGGTCTTAAAAATAAGCGCCCTGTTGCAGTCAGGGGAATGCAAATATTAAATTCTAAAGGCGTTCATCTAGATGTGAAGATGAGTACGTATCAATTTGAACAATTGCGTCAAGGTGAGAAAGATGTTAAATTGGGTAATGAATATGTGGAATCAGACGACAGTGAAGATTCTATATATGGAAAGAAAAATTCTAAAGAAGAAATTTCCAGTTCAAGTCTTGAATTACACACTGATAGTACTGAACCATCAGCTCCTGAATTAGAAAACCCTATTGTAAAGTTTAGCCTCACAAATCAGATAGCTACTATATGGCAAAATTTCAGAAAACCTTCAGCACCATTAATAGATGAAGAACCTATTATTATAAAAGATGATGATTCTTCTACTGAATCTACAGTAACTGTGAAATTTGTGACTGGATATGAGAGATTTTTACAAAAATTAAAGAGAGCCACCTCATTAGATGATATAGAACCAATACGCATTATAAAACGTACGATTTTAGATATTGTAGACATTGCATTCGATGTACCTAGATATATATGGTGGAAATTTAATTATGCATTGGCTGAGAATACGATGAAAGTTATAAAATATTTCTTGAAAGGTACTTCATTGAAAGAAATGATACAAATTTAAAATAATAAGTACG